CTTGCACCATCGCGTCTTTCGCAGCGAGGGCAGCACGAAGCTCGTCAATGTTCATAGACTCAAGATCCATGTTCACTTGCTCCTGTTCACTTAGTGTTACCCGATCAATGCGATCATGCGATTGAGCAGGTCTTGGGGTTAAGGTGACAGCAAGCAACTGAGCGTCGCCCACCTTATCGCCACCGTTACGAGTGTAAATCTCGCCATGCAGATACTCGGGCGAGCTCCACAGCACACCGCCTGCCTCTTGTACGACTTTAAGGCCGCGCTCGTTATATGCAGGCACTGCATAAAGCCCATCTTCGCGCAGGTCGAGATCGATAATCATGCCGAGCGCGTTGCCCGACTCAGGAGGCGCAGGTGTGCCACCATTAAAGGGCGACGTCGCATGCTGCCAGTCAATGATCACCGGGTCTGCGTCGCGTCGGTCATAGTATACGCGCACCATCTCCTCGAGGAGCTCCTGCGAGACAGGCGCACCGATCGCCTCACCATTCATGCGCGAGCTGACTTGACCGAGGGCAAGTGTCTTGAAAGGCTTGCCGACTGTGAGGCCCTCGGGCACATCATAGGTCTGCTCTGCCCTAACTTGAATCGCCTCGCCATATGCGCGAAGCGTTGCTTTCTTGTCTGCTGCATCCATCTGACTCACTACCTTTCGAGCCCAAGCGAAACCGGCATCACCACCCCATCCATCCCAAGCTTGTCTGCCTTTGCCGTAGCTCTCCCAGGTCGAGCCCTCTTTGTCGACCTCGTGTCGCTGAAAGTAAGAGAGCATTCTGCGCACAGTATCAGGCGATAGCGTCTTGCCTGCTATCAGGTCACGAGCTCGCGCGATGCCGACTGGTGTCATACCTCGTTCGCTCTGTGGCTTGTCAGCACGACGACGCAGTGCGCGCTCAGCTGCTTTCTGTGCGCCCTGTGGAGGCTTAAAATCGATATGATCGTATTTCTTTGGCGCGAGCAGAGCTGCCTCTGACTTTGCCTCAGTCTTTTGAGGATGCCCGGTGGGCAGCAAGTCGAGGTCGCCTGTGTATGCCTCTTTACGCTCACCTGTGCCGACAAGCTTTAAGAAAGCCTTAACGCGACCGTATGCCCATTGATTGCGAGTCATGCCCGGGCGATGCGACACACTGAAAGCACCTGCGCCTCGCCTGAATACAGCTTTAAGCGAGCCGAGGTCGACTTTCTTGCTCTTTGCTTTGTATCGATCGTTATGCTTGTCGACCATACCTTGCAGAGCGCGCGCGATGCTCTCAGAGATCTCGATGCCACCTCGCTTGCCCGATGCTGAGCCCTCGGGATTCGTCTTAGATCCCTGAATCTGATCACTCTTTGGCGCAGGCGTTTGAGCTTTGGTCTTAGCCACGACGCCTCCTGATCGCTGCCTCTGCAAGTGATGCGACGTTACCTGCGCTTGCTGTTCTCTCGAGCGAAGATCGCTGTGCCTCCTCGGGTAGGTCGCCAGCTCCGAGACGCTCCCTTATGGCGCGCTCGAGCTCGTCGTCTGGTGTAAGCAGACCGGAGGTCACAAGCTGAGGCAGCATCGCGAGTGAATCTGCTAGATCGTCGGTATCGAGTCCGGTGTGCACGAGGCGAGGTAACTTGCTTGGGTCGATTGTGCCGTAATTCCATCGAATCAACCTGCCGATCGTGCCTGCGCCTCTTCGGTCGACCCCAGAGACAGCAGACGCGACGATGTCACAGAGGTTAATCGCAGCTCGTCGGAACACTGACAGATGCACCTCACCAACTGAGCGAGAGCCGGTGTCGGTAATGCCGAGGTTTGCAAACTGCGCGAGGAAAGCTTGCGAGATTTGGTTGTCGCACTCTTTGATGATGTCGAGCGGGCCTTGCGCGTATAGATTAGGCGCGCTCGCGTACTGATCAAAGCTCACGACCGGGTTATCGACCAGATAAGCCTGCTCAGCAGATAGGAAAGCTTGCGCCTGTGCCTCTGCCTCATCGATCATCGCGTTAATATCTGCGTCGGTTAGACCGTGCATTTCAGCAACAGAGCGATCGACCTTAACTCGAGGCGTCGGCACTGCCCAACGATCGACACCGACGCACATGAGATTTGAGACTTTCTGCTTAGTGCGCCACCACCACCAGACCGGCCTCAACATACCAGAGCCCTCGAAATTGGAGCCGGTGCGATTCAACGTGAGCAAGAGAAGCTTGTTAGCAGGGATCGGCTCAGGCGTCTTACCTACACCCACGACCTGCTGTTGTACTCCGTCAAGCTGTTGATTATCACGAGACAACCAGCGCAGATGAGCGCTCGGCTCTCGATCAGCATAGAGATCAAGCCAGACTCGAGTCTTGCCGTTGAAGTCAGGGCCGACTCGATAGACCTCCTCGGCATACCGATACCCTAAAGGCACAAACTCGAGCAGGTATGACAGCTGCTCTTCCCACGACTGCGACATCTGACCTGCGTAGCCATCAAACCCAAAGCACTCATTACTAAAGCGCGCGAGCTCGTTGCATACTGGGTCGAGATCGTCTGCCGACTCAAAGCGCCAGGTTGCAGAGAGCAGGGTCTGCCTGAGCATGTGCCAAGATCGACGCACGACCGGATCAGTGCGCAGCATGTCCTCTGCCTCGCGCACCCAATTAAGCCCGGTGAGCTGCGCGTTGCGCTCATAGCCTGAGATCATCCCGCCAGACAGCATCGTGCCTGAGATGCCTCGCACATTAAAGCGAGGGTGAAGCGCCCTCATGTGTCGGGGCGTCTCCTCTGAATCGGCTGTATAATCTAGCTTGCGCATGAGCCCTCGAGGGTATCAATAGATGATCGTTAGGCTATTACATGCGTCGGTTTTAGTGTTGAGTTAATCGGGCGCTTTGTCAAGCCCTGTGTGAGGCCACCTGCCTCGAGCCTTTAGCGCCTCAAAGTCAGTTGGGCGCTCGCCTGTGCAGATCACTCTTGATAATCGCCATCGATGAGGCTTGCCGAGCTCCTGCCAAGATGCACAGCGCTCGCACCATTGAAAGTCAATCGTCGTATTTTGCGAGCTCATGAGTGAGATACCAGAGCGCTTTCTGCAAGTCCTCTCGAGCGTTGCCCTTATGACTTGAGCGCGCGACGTACTTGACGACGTTACCAAGCGCGAAGCTCAAGCCCCAAGCCTCGATCGCGTCGATCACTTCAACGCCTGACTCAGCATGATAGTGCTGAGGATGATCAACGGCAGAGCTAGGCTCGTCTGCTGTGAGGTCGATGCGTTGCAGATCCTCTTCTGACAGGTAAGGGTAACTACTCATGATTGATCTGCTTTCTGAGAGCCTCAATCTGGCCCTCGAGTTTGAGCAACTCATCATGATAGTCGTCAAGCCTTTCGATGATCTCATCTTGCTCTTGTTTCTCTAGCTCAAAGCGCTTGTTGACCCAAGTATAAAGCATGTACATGATACCGACCGTTACGACTGCGACGAGATTCTCAGGATCGAGCACCTTATCGAGGAGCCCCGGTGTCAATGTTGGATCTGCCATTTAAAATCCCCTTCGGTCGGTGACAATGCCTGCGCGCTTGGTGCGATTCGGCTTGAGTCTTGGTGTGTATGAGCTCCTGCTTACCTCATCGGCCCAATAGTTAAAGATGCAGTCATAGCGCAGTGCGTCAAGAGGATCCTCGCGACCGTCTTTCTTTGGTTGCTCTTTCGTATCCCAAGCATAGGACATGAGCGCCTTTCGCAGACTGTTACCTGTAGCGCGCTCGCCCTTTGTCCATACCTCGCGCGTGATCAAGTAACGACTGCGAGCAAAGGCGCGCTTGAGCTTCTGCACACCGTTCAGCACATCGGTGCGCACTGGGTCGGTTGTATGTCGCAACGGCATACCGATGCCACCTGCATCGATCGGCTTGGCAACCTCACGAAACGCGCTGCGCCCTGTCTGGTCGTTGCGTGCCTTGCCTGCCTTGTCTGCGCATCCTGCATCGAGCCAGATACGAGGGCCGGGCGCTTGATCTTTGAGCGCACGAGGCCAAGCGATACGCAGGATCATCTCAGCAAGCTGCCTGATCGTGACCTCTTGCGGGTTGATCTCGTGCACTACCACCGACGCTTCGCGCGCCTCGTCATAAACCAAGATCAAGACGCTCGGCTTTCTGAATCCCCAGTCGATCGCGATGCGCCCTGTCATCTCAGGCGAGTATGCAAAGTCGTCGATCACATGAGACTCGATGCTGAACTCCTGATAGACGAGTCCGCTTGGTGGCTTTGGTCGATTCATGACCATCGCCTCGCGCTCGTCCTCTGGCAGGAGCTCAGTCGCCTCAAACCAAGCCTCTGATAGATTTGCCTCGTTTACATACGAGGTGAAGAGCAGAGGAGGGTTGCCGGCATCCTCTGCCATCTGACACCACCAGGCATCTGCGACAGGCAGACCAACAAGTATCAGCGTCGGGCTCGGCCCTGATCGCAGACGACCGAGCGCTTTATGCGCGACCTCAGCGCTGAGTGTTTGGCACTCATCGATAAGCGCAACGCCTGAAGTCACGTTGATACCCTCGAGAGGATTGTGCGAGGCATCGCGCGTGCCCGGTCGAAAGTAAGAACGGCAGAGCACTGCGCTACCGGTGTATGTGTCGACCCACTGCCTGAGTGTGTGGTTATACGTCCACCCTCGAGGCTGTAACCACTTCTCGATCTCTGGCATTAACACCGAGTTGTATCTGCTGTTCGTATCGGTGATGAGCAGGCTTGTCGTGCCTGGTCGAGTCTTAGCGATAAACCACAGCGCGAACACGAGCGAGCTCGTCTTGCCTGATCCCCAACCACAGCGCGCAGCGATCACGCGATCAGAGCGCCTTATGCCTCCGATGACCTCGAGTTGTAAATCGTTAAGGGTCAGATCACTCATGATCAGCCTGTAGCAGGTATGCGATCAAAGCCTGCTCATCGATGCGCAGGTTATGCTTAGTCGAGCCTTTGGTATAGCCTCGCACGATACCGCGCTCGATGTAGTCGAGGGTATAGTGCTTTAAGCTGTACTCTGAGCAGTTCTCGGTCACGAATTGACGCAGGAAAGTGCGCAGAGGCATAGGCTTGTTGGGCCACTTGTAGAGCGCGAGCAAGGTCTGCTTGCGCTTGCGCGTGATGCTACTCCGAGCGATGAGCTGCTCGATGTCAGGCGTCTCTTCGACTCTGGGTGATGGTTGCCTGTGCGTCACGAGCTCAAAGAATTGTGAGACCTCGGTTGCAGAGCACATCGCGCGATCGAGCTCTGCCAAGCTGTGAAAGTATGCGCGACTCATCGGCCCATCTCTGCCGACTGATCGGCCCCAGATCATCACGACTGCAAAAGGTGTCTCGTAGTGCATCGCTGCGCTTTGGAAGGGTGCACGATATATACCGAGCGCGACACACCAGAGCGCCTCGCTTTGGCTCGCGAGCTTTTGCAGGTTGTGCAGTTGGTTGCCCATATGATCGAGCACGCTGTCAAGCATCTCGCCCGGTGATCGATGGTCGTCGATCTTTCGATGCCTCGTCTTGACCTCGAGCGCGACCTCTGCTGGGCCGTTGCGCCTTTGAAGTACGAG